AGAAAGATACTAAAGGCTCGGTATGTGAGCCATCCATATGCTAGTCAGAATCAATTAGCCCATCACCTTAGAATATCGCCTAAACGATTCGAGACAGATCTACAAAATGCTAAAAAACGACTCCAAGACCAACTCGACAAGAGAGCCAAAAGTAATCACTATAAGAGTCTGCTCAAAGTGCAACCAAAAGAAAACGACCCAGAATGGGATTTTTCAAATATACAACAATGGACTTAATGAAAAATTTGTTTGTTTATCTTGTAGAAGCCAAAAATAGATGTATAATTTTCTTGGGAAAATGCACCCAAAATTTGTGGTTTCTACACTAGGGGTCTTATGAAAGATAAGGGAATGTCAATAATGATCGGTCTTTTAGGCAAAGAACCTAAGATGGCTGAAAAGAAAGAAGGCGGTCTCCTAGAATCAGATATGGAATCTTGCCCACTTTCTACAGTTGATGCGGACATCAACAAGGGCAATATGAAAAAAGCCATTATTACAGCCGATTATGGTGATCGTAAGGATGGCGAAGGCAAGTGCAAAGCCTGCGAATACTACGAAACAGGCGAAGAAATGACCAAATGCGGTGTTCCTAAAGACATGGGACATTGCGAGATTTTTGACTTTGTCTGTAAGGGTGAGCGTGGCTGTATGGCTTGGGAAGCCAAAGGCGAAGAAGAAATGGAAGAATCCGAGGAGTATGAAGATTGAAACAGGGTCTCTACGCTAACATCCACGCTAAACGCAAACGCATCGCAGAAGGATCAGGCGAGAAAATGCGTAAACCAGGCACAAAAGGCGCACCAACCGCTAAATCATTCAAACTAGCAGCAAAAACAGAAAAAAAGAAAAAGTGAGATTAGGGATCATAATCCCATACAGAAATCGAGAGGAGCATCTAACCAAGATGCTACCTCATACAGTCTCATTCTTTCGCAGAAACACCAACATAGAGCCTCTGTTTGTTCTAGCCGAACAAGCAGATAATCTACCTTTTAACCGAGGTGCATTAGTCAATCACGCTTACGCAGCTTGTGCAGGCATGATCGATTATGTGTGTTTCCATGATGTAGACTATATGCCCATGTGGGCAGACTACAGCGAACCAAACCTACCAAGCAGAATTGTCTGGTATGGCATGGATAAACGACCAGTAGGGCATGGCACAGACAGGATAGTTTCTGCTCAACGCTACGGATTAGCAGCAGTTGCAGTCATGCGGAAGTGGCATTTTGAGGCTTGTAACGGCTACTCCAATACTTATTGGGGATGGGGTTACGAGGACACAGATCTTGCTAAGAGGCTCGAATCGGTTGGTCTGCCTATAGGATATAGGGATGGCACTTTTATCGCCTTAGATCACGATTCTAATGGCTACGATGCCAACGGAGAGACCGAGGCAAGTAAAGCCAACGCAGAACGATTCAAAAACAGAATCTATCCAGATATGGCAGATGGGGTTAATAACCTAAATGCAACTGTTGTTTCTATACAACAGCACATAGCAAAAGGCATGGCAGATGGAGAAGAAACTCCCCTGTTGTGGTGCAAATACGACCTAAAGGATCTATACGATGAAAATGTCAAAAGCTGAGAAGAAAATCGGTAAAGTGATGGGCGAATACAAAGAGGGCAAACTGCACTCTGGTAAATCCAAAAAGATCGTTAAGAACCCCAAGCAGGCAATCGCTATCGCACTCAGCGAAGCTGGTAAGTCGGCTCGCTACAAAAAATGAAAGTCCGAGAGGCAGCAGGCATCATAGAACGGATGGGTGTTGCAGGCTTTAACAAGCCAAAAAAAACACCAAATCATCCTACTAAAAGCCATGTTGTAGTCGCTAAAGAAGGCGATAAGGTAAAGACAATCCGATTTGGTCAGCAAGGAGTAAGCGGTAGCCCTGCTAAAGAAGGCGAGTCAGCAGCAGATAAAGCTCGTAGAAAGTCATTTAAGGCTCGCCACGCTAAGAACATAGCGAAGGGAAAGCTAAGTGCCGCCTTTTGGGCAGACAAGGTAAAGTGGTGAATGTAGCAATTGTAGAAATAAGCAACTGCCCTACAAGATTCCATTCATTTAACCACAAAGCAGCAGAATTACGGATTATCTACAAATTTATGTTAGAGATCGCACAAAAGATAGAAGCAGACGAGATTTACTTTAAAGCAAAAGAACCTACAATCCATTGATGGAATATACAAGTATCAATCGGTCAGAAAGCGACAACGGAGAGTATGTCGCTGCGGTGTCCAATGCAGTAAACAATTACGATGCTTTTGTAAACTTTAAGAAACATCCTGCTTACTCAGGAGTCTTGGAGCACGCATCCTATATGCAAGGCGCAGTCTGCCTGGAGGTAATAAATCACCAGACTCCAGAGATGCTGGCAGATGTTACCAAGTATCAAGAAAACGACCTGATTGGTGGATCAAGCCCACAGAAATACCCTGTCGGCATGATTAGCCCTTCTACATTGAGATACATGAAGGTCGCAAGCGATATAAAAGTCTTATTCGGAAATGTAGAAACAGTCGCAGAGATTGGTGTCGGATACGGAGGACAGATGTTAGTCCTAGACCGCACAATCCAGATGAAACGATACGATTTATTCGATCTACAACCAGTTCTAAGACTGACAGAGAAATACCTAGAGCATCACATCCTAAACGCATCCTACAAGACAACAACGCTCAATCAAAACATGGGCGATGTAGAGTATGACCTAATCATTAGTAACTATGCGTATTCGGAGTTGCCGAAGGATCTACAAAAGAAATACATAGAGAAAGTATTGTCCAAAGCCAAAAGAGGCTACTTGACAATGAATAGCGGATTACCAAACAGTTGCTTTCATAACAAGCTGTCGCTAGAAGAACTAACAAACTTGTTACCTAAGTTTGAAACTCTACAAGAACACCCCAATACATTCCCCAACAACTATATTATTGTGTGGGGACATTAACTGTTGTAGAATAGCAACACATCAACCATCAACCCATAGGGAATGGAATGGAAAACTCTACAGAAAACAAAGACTTATCAATTGACTCAATTAGTAAAGCTGGTGCGCCAGTTGGGAACAATAACAACAAAAGAGGAAAGCTCTTTTATGATTCTCTACGAGTCGCTCTAGTGCAAGAAGATCGCAAGACACTCAGAAAGATTACAGATACTTTAGTCAAGGCAGCTATGGATGGTGAGCCTTGGGCAGTCAAGGAAGTAATGGATCGAGTAGATGGCAAGCCTGTTAATACTACAGAGCTTAGTGGTGCAGATAGCACTCCAATAAGAATGGTGGTTTCTTGGGAGAAGTAGAACAGGCACAGGAATTTGTCGAAGTAAAAGTCAAAGTTCCTTATAAGCCTAGAGACCCTCAGAATCAAATCCACGAGGCAATGGAAAAAAACCGCTTTGTGGTGGCAGTAGCTCATCGAAGGATGGGAAAGACAGTTGCAGCCCTAAATGAGACCATAAAGGCTGCTATGGAGAACGATAAGCCTAACCCTCGGTATGCGTATATAGCACCGACATATAGCCAAGCCAAAAGGGTGGCATGGGATTACTTAACACACTTTGCAACTCCGTTTGAGGCAAAAGCCAATATTGCGGAATTAAGGGTAGATTTTTACGGAAGAAGAATCCAACTCTACGGATCAGATAACCCTGATTCCCTACGAGGACAGTATTTCGATGGAGTGGTCTTAGACGAGATCGGAGACCAGAACCCTAAGATTTGGAATGAGATTATTCGACCAGCCCTAGCAGATCGCAAAGGATGGTGCTTGTTTATCGGCACTCCTAAAGGCAATAACCATTTCAAGGAACTGTTCGACAGAGCAGGGCAAGAAGAAGGATGGGCAGCATTACAATTTAAGGCGAGTGAGACACACCTATTAGATGATGCAGAACTTTGGGCAGCCCGAAAGGAAATGGGCGATGACAAATACAACCAAGAGTTCGAGTGCAGTTTCAACGCAGCAGTAGAAGGCAGCTACTACGGAAAGCTCATCAATGAACTGGAAGAAAAGAACAGGCTTTGCGAGATTACAAGAGATGATCTCTGTAGAACTTATGTTGCTTGGGATTTGGGTATGGGCGATTCTACAGCGTTATGGGTGGCACAAGCGACAGGACAAGAGATAAGACTGCTAGACTATGTAGAGAATCATGGTCAAGGACTCGATTGGTATGTCAATTGGCTAAAAGAGAATAACTGGCAAAAGGCAGAGCAACTCCTACCGCATGATGTAGAAGTAAGAGAGTTAGGCACAGGTAAAAGTAGATTGGAAGTGTTGAGAGAAGCTGGATTAGATGTTCGGGTTCTGCCAAGACTTTCTGTAGAAGATGGCATCCAGGCAGTCAGAAGGATGCTACCGACTTGTTGGTTTAATATGCCAAAGGTCAAGCAGGGATTAGATTGCCTAAGAAACTATAGGCGAGAGTATGACGAAAAGAGGAATGTGTTTTACGATAAGCCTCTGCACGACTGGGCATCACATGGTAGCGATGCCTTTAGGTATCTTGCTTTAGGCATGGAACAAACAACAACTTGGTCGAAACCAATTGCAGTAAAAACTTCATGGATAGTTTGAAAATATGGATGAACAGAAACTAAAAGTCATTGTCGAAGCAGAGATCGAAGATGCTATCGGTTATGTAGAGACAGAGACTATCGAGCAACGGACAAAGGCGATCAATTACTACAATCGTTATCCTTATGGGAACGAAGTAGAAGGTCGCAGTCAGATCGTTACAGGCGAAGTAGCCGAAGTCGTTGATGGTGCATTGCCACAGCTACTCCGAGTATTTACCGCCTCCGATGAATTAGTCCGTTTTGATCCTCGTATGCCAGGCGATGAGGAAGGTGCTAAACAAGCTACCGAACTCTGCAACCTTGTATTCTTTGAGGACAATCCAGGCATTATCCTAATGCACGATTGGTTTAAGGATGCACTTCTACAAAAGAATGGTATTGTTAAATACTGGTGGGAAGAAGCAGAAGATCCAACCAAAGAAGAATACAAGGGTCTTAACGCAGAAGAATTAACGCTCATGTTTGCTGATGGCTCGATGGAGTTAGTCAGCCAAGAGACTGAGGAGATTGGTGTAGACCCAATGGGTATGCCAATTCTTTCCTATAATGTCGTGGTTCGCAAGAAGAAGGATGTAGGTCGTGTCCGTATCGAGAATGTGCCTCCTGAGGAGTTCTTGATTGCCAAACGAGACAAGAGCCTAAAAGATGCTCGCTTTGTAGCCCACAGAACAACAATGACTCGTTCAGACTTGGTGGCTGCTGGCTATCCAAAAGATGTAGTAGACAAGCTACCTGCGTATAACGACCTAACCTATACACCTGAGAGAGTGGCTCGTTTCAGCCAAGGCGAGATGCCAGATGAGACACAGACACTAGACTTCTCAATGCAAGATGTAGAAGTGTTCGAGTGCTATATCCGCACCGACTTTGATGGCGATGGAGTGGCAGAACTCCGCAAGGTTACATACGCTGGCGATGCAATCCTAGACAACGAGGAGTTCGATCACATTCCTTTTGCTAGTGTTTGCCCAATCCCAATGCCTCATAAGTTCTTTGGGCAGAGTTTGGCAGATCGAGCAATGGACATCCAGCTCATAAAATCGACAATTACTCGCCAAATTCTTGACAATCTTTACCTAACCAATATGCCACGCATGACAGCGTTGGATGGTCAGGTAAACATGGATGACCTCTTGACAGTCGCTCCAAATGGAGTGGTACGAATGAAGTCTCAAGGCGCAGTCGTTCCATTAACTGTTCCTCCTACTGCAGCTCAGTCGTTCCCCATGTTGGATTACATGGATCAGGTTCTACAAAAGCGGTCAGGTGTTACGCAGACAAGCCAAGGTTTAGACCCGAACATTCTACAAAATACCACAGCCACAGCGATTGCAACTATGCAACAGGCAGGCGCAGGTAAGATTGAGATGATTGCTCGTATCTTTGCCGAGACAGGGGTAAAAGACCTGTTTAATGGCATTTTCCATATGCTCTTGAAGTATCAAGATAAGCCAAGGGTAGTTCGGATTCGTGGCAAATATATCTCGATTGACCCAAGAGAATGGAAGAATAACTACGACTTAATGACCAATGTAGGTCTTGGAACTGGTGGAAAAGATCAACAGATGGCGATGGCAGCAATGGTTCTGCAGAAACAAGAGCAGATCTTGTCATCCCAAGGCTTTGCTAATCCGTTAGTATCTGTGGGTCAGTATCGCAATACTTTGGGCAGATTTATCGAGGCAGCAGGATTCAAAGACTCAGCCGAGTTCTTCAAAGAGATTCCTCCAGAGCTTGATGCCCAACTCTCACAGCCACAACCACAGCAACAGATGCCTAACCCTGCACTCGATATGATGATGCAACAGGCACAAGCACAGATTGAAACAGATCGTGCCAAAGCAATAAACGATATTGAAATTGCCAAAGCAAAGGCAGCAGCGCAGATCCAACTCGAAAGAGAAAAAGCAGCAGCTAACTTAGAACTCAAGACAGCAGAGTTCCAAGCAGAGGCACAGTTGAAAGCAGCACAAGTCGGAGCTAAAATCACAGGAGATGTGAGAATACCTGGATGAACAAAGTAGACCGAGCAAAACAGTTTTTACAAGACGACTTCTTTATTGAGCTACTACAAG